CGATGCAGTGCGTAATGCAATGAGTGGCTGGAGAGCTTTGCACCATACTCACCGGTATGAAGAGTGAAATGACGACCAGCACCGATCTCAATCTTAGAAGCAGAAATCTTAAGGAGAGCTTCCTCAAGAAGCTTAAGGGAGAACTTAGTGTAATACAGAACATTACCACGGTCCAGCTGAATGCGGATACCATCACCCTTGCGGATAACTTCACCAGAAACACCAAAGTTCTGGTACTCACCGTTTGCTCTGCGATTAGACTTGGAGTAGTACACCACGTTGTTCTTATATTCCTCCCATGTCTTGGAGAACTTATAATCCCAATAGTGCATCCACACACCTTCTGCCTTCTGGACTTTACCACCCTGCTTCATTGTAAGAGGAGCACCAATAGCAATCTTTGCATCATAGACATCACCAGACACACTGTCAGATAGTCTAATTGTGGTGAACTCATTACGAAGCTTCATACTTGTTGCGTGACGAACGCCACCCACATTCTTGGAGAGGCCTCTCTCAATAGGAGCAAAGGAATAACTGAATCTCTCACCAGGAAGCAGCCTTTCAGCAGGAATACCATCAACGCTACCATCTGCACACTCTGCAAGATAGACATACATTGTGCCCTCACGAACGGGGTCATTAGGAAGCCTGATAGGATAAATCTCATTTAGATTACCCATAATTTCCTCACCCTTGAAGAAATAAGGCTCGTCAAATACTAAGTAGAACTTTTCTCCATTAGCACCAACGTTGGCAGAACCATCAGCAACTGCTGTGCCATCAATGCGTTTAGCCTGTACCAGAGGAATGTTTCTACGGGATTCACCAAGAACTTCCCAGAAATACTCACTTGCATCGTCAAACTCCTTAAGAGGAATCTTGCTAAGCATGTTGAAAATAGACTGGCCGAAGTCACGGGCAAACACATGGGTCAGTAAGTCCGAAAGGACGTTAGGGCAAGAATAGCCAAGGGACTCGATGTGAACGAGCTTGGTCATCTTAGTCTCCCAACCCTTAAACGGTACTGTCGCAAATTTTTGTAATTTAAACGCCATAGTTAACTATTTAATTAAGGAATAAAAATTATAACTCAATCTGCCAACCTTGTGTGGCCGTATCTCCAAAGCCTGTAGGATTGAAATACCGTAGACTTCCGTCCTCATTTCTTGCAGTACTGTTAAGCGCCTGTTCAAGTGCAGATATTTGTTTCTTTGTTACTTCATTCTTAACAGCATCTTTCACTCTCTCAAGAGATTTGAATCCATCAGTAATAACATAGAAATAGGCAAGATTCTTCCTGAAATCTACAGGGTTTTCATCTGCATACTTCTGGATAGCTGTAATGGGATTACCGTTGGCATCCTTAGCTACCGGCTTACTGATTGCATCAAAAATCTTCTGCCTTGTGTTTGCATCCACTTTAACTTCACCGAAGGCTTTATCCCCATCAAGGATATCCTTCTTGAGTTTATCGGCGGCTGCTTTCTGCTTTGCTACTGCATCATCATAGATCTTTTTTTGCTCATTGAGGACCCTCTGATATTCAGCAGAATAAAACTTCTTGCAGGAATCCAAGGCATCTTGAGCCTCATCAACATCTGTTCCAGCGGCAAACATTTCCTCAACCTTCTTTTTGGCTTTAGCCTCTGTATACCCTCTAACCACCGTGAGGTCTGTTAGGATAAGGTCGCGCCTAATTGCTTCACCACGTTCTGTTTCTGCTGTGAGGTCTGCGTCAGAGATGCTGTCAAGATTTTTAATACTGTTTTCAAAGATTTGAATGTCTGAAGGGTTCATTCCATAGGTAAGAGCATTATCAATGCGCTTTTGTGCATCTGTAAGTCTGCTCTCTACTACGTCCTTCAGCCTACTCGAAATAAACTCTTCAAAGTCATCAGCGCTTTGAAGTCCATTTAACTTCTCATCATCTGCATCCGAGAAAAGGGGAACACCGTCAATCTTAAAAGCCGAGGCAATGGAAGAGTAGGTGTTATCGGGAGAAGAACCTGCGGCTGGGGGTACAGCGTTCCCCAGGTCATTCTCAGATGTATTCTCCCCACCTACGCTCTCTGAGTCTACAAAGTCTGATGCTTTGAGTCCCTCGGCAGGAATTTCATTATCTTCTTCAGAACCAGAGGATTCTTCTTCCCCTGATGTCTGTACATTCTCATTCTCCTGGGTAACATCGTCACTAAAAAGTTCTGATGCATCCATAATGTTGTCAAAATTAAGCGAAAATTCTTCCATATTTTTCTCCATTTAATCAAATGCAAAGTTGAGCAAAAAAACAGAGTTATTCAATAATTTTAAAAATTTTTTAATAGATAATTAAAAATTATTTAAAATTAACACTTAATTTTCAAAACATTAGCTCTTTCCCTTTGTATAAACTAATTTCTTGGCCACAATGGGGGCATAAAAATAGAAGTGCCACAGGATACATTTCTCTTCCTATGTCACCAATAATATACTGAAACTCCTCACCCCTTAGGCTAATTCCAAGACTATCAGCAATATGCACGGCCAGATGCCCTTTTTCATGGTCAAGAGTGGACTGAAATTCTTCAGGAGAATCTGTCTGTCCTATAACAACAAGTGATGCTCTGTGTTCTGGGGAAGTATAAGTTAGCCCATTATTGTATTTACGAGCAAAAAGAGACGCCATTGTTTCCTCAATAGCTTCACACCCAAGGCCCTTTAGGTCCTTAATTATTAAATCCTCATACAGTT